TCAGTGGATGCCGGCGATGACGTGCCCGCCGATCCGTTCCATCATCTTCTGCACCTGCTCTCGCTCACGATCGGCATCCGCGATCGTGTAGAGCATCGTCGTATCAATCCTCGTGTGGCCGGCCGCCCTCATTGCCTCAATCGGCGTGGCGCCCAACTCCTGCCGCCAGGTGATCGAAGCCCGGCGGAATGAGTGCATGCCGAACCCAGGGAAGTAGATCCCGCACGCCTCGGCCGTCGGACGGAAAACATGCTGCTGCAAATCCCGATCATCCGGCAAGTACGTCTCCGGATCACCAAACAGATACACAGGCGAGCCCGACCGCTTCCGCCAGAGCTGCAGCTCTTCGAGCAAGGGCCCGATCTGCCGCACCCGTCGACTGGCCGCCGTCTTCGTACCAGCCATGTTGCCTCGCCGCCATCGGCGCGCAATCGTGACCAGGCCGCGCGACCAGTCGATGTCATCCCACCGCAGGCCGAGAACCTCACTGATTCGCATGCCTGACCCAACGGCCAGTAGCACCATCACACGCGCGGCATGAGCCTTGCAGACGGCCGTCTCCGGAAGCGCCGCCAGGAACCGCCCTAGCTCTACCGCCTCCAGAATCCGCTTTGGCCGGACCTCTTCACGGGGGCCGACTCGCGCCCCGCGCGCGGGATTGTCACCGTCCCACAGCCGCCATTCTTTCGCCTGAGTGAACAACGCGGACACGATGTTCCGGCAGTCCAACTTCGTCGCCCAAGCCAGCGTCAACCCATTCAGCCAGGCCTCGACAGTCGGTCGATCCACGTCACACAACCGCATCTCTCCGAAGGCCGGCACGATGTAGTTGTCGAGATGGCTCATGTACTTCTCTTGGGTGCCCGTCGACAACTGAGGAAGCCGAGCGTCCTTGAACTTGCGCACCAGATCCTTGCACCTGATCTGGCTCTGGACCACAGCCCGCCCATTGTTGAGCGTGGCCATGATGAGTTGCTTCTCCTGCTTCGCCTGGCGCAACGTCATTTCATCGCACCAGCCAAGGCGAATTCTCTTCCGCCGGCGAACCAGCGCGCCATCTACGAGCATCGGCACGTACGGCCGGATCTCGTAGTAGGTGCGCTCATCGCCCTCTACTGCAATCTTTGGATCCTGGTATCTCACGTCGATGCTGCCCTCCAGCAGCATCGATAGGATAGCGGGATCAACCTTCGATTGCACACTCATGCAACTGGCCTCATTTGGAGGTGTGCCCTCGCGGCGGCGGCCGCTCCATATTCTTCCAATCCGCGCTCAATGATGTCCTGGATCCGCTGTGCTTTGTCCTCACTGGAGAGCGCGCGATCGCGTAGCACGGCAGCTATCGACGCCGTACACTTTTCCGCAATGTCGCGCTTCATTGACATGGATTGCCTAACAAATCCCTTTCCACGGTTCCGTGCCGTTTTTCCGGTTATTGCGGATGTCCGCTGTCAATACCTTCGCCGCTTTCAGTGACCATCCAAGTCCTACTCGATATTCCACATACTTCTTGGGGTGACACATTGGGCAGGGGATCTCTTCCATAGGCTCATATAGATTACCTTCCCCATCGCAGTTATCAGCGTCGTAGAGCTTCCCACCGCAACACATGGAGTCAGGGTAAGCCGCCCCGAACTCATACCCCTGATAGCCGCACCCGCCTGGAAGCACTGGTACTTCACTTCGGATTTCAGTGGGATTATCCACTCCAGATTCCGGTTTCAATGCAGCCCCTCTATTCTCTCGGCTGTTGGCGCCCGGTGGCAGCTCCGGGTCGCTCACCCGATCGGGGGCCCACCGGACGCCTCTCAGATCCAGCCGAATTAACCTGTAGATACAGCCCCCGACTCTGGCGGGGCTGGGCGTCGCCGCCCTGGCGCGAAGGAGGAGGGTGCGCGCCATTGCCCCATAACTCAAACCAACTCCCAATCGCCTCCCACTATCGCATCCAATTTCCGCGCCAGGCGCTTCTCGCGCAGGCCCATCAGCGCCGCCATGACATTGCTCGATGTGGCGCCCGGCCATCCTGATCCCTGGAGATCAGCGACAAGCGTCGGCAACGGACAACTCCCTCGCTTGAGCCGGTCATACACCGCCCGCAACGCGAACGCCCGCGAATCCCGGAGCGTGGCCGGATACGCATCCAGCTCCTGCTCCTGCGAGCCAGCCGGAGCCGCTGCCGCCACCTTCTTCGCGGCCTTCGCTACCTGCAGGCGACTCGGTTTCGCCGGCTTGGCCTCCCGCGGCGGCGCCTGGCTCGCCACATGGTCGCCGATGACGGCCACAGGCCGCTGATTCGGATGCCGCTGGTACATCAGGTCAAAAACCTCCCGTGGGATGCAGTGCAACTTATCATCCATGGCACACAGCATGTACGGCACCCCATCATGCTCAACCGCGGTCGCCAACAATTCAGCAGCTCGCGGCGCATAGCAAATCGTCTCGCTCATAGCACCCTCCGAAAAATCGGGGGCGGCGCTCCGTGATCCGCCCCCATGGAATCCCGCGTGAGCCGGGAGGAGGAAACGTGGACACTGAAGACAAACACCACGGCCGTGAAAAGAAGCCAGCCCGCGGCGGCCACAAAAAGCAGGCGATAGAAGTTTGTGCGCTGCCTCGCCAGCTCGAATCGAGCGGCGTCCAACTCTAGCCGCATCGCGAGCATCGATCCGCTGTCCGGCCGCCTCACCTGGCTGACTTGGTACATCACGCAGCCCTCCTCCGCGGCGCCGGTGCTGGGCCTGGCTGCACCGGTACTGAGTTCTCTCTCACCACCGCCTGGATCACCAGGCGCGGCAGACGCATGTCGCCGGCAATCTTCTCGATCGAATGCCGCAGATGCCAGTACTTGTACTGCACCTGCGGCACAAACCACTGGTTGATGCTCGCTGGAGGTTTTCGCGGCGTCTTTTCAACGGTCTGCGATTGTGCCTCTGTGCAGCCACTGCCACCCAGGGCAAAATCGATTCTGACGATGTTACGCGGCACGCTCACTCTCCTCCCCTACCAAGCCTGTGATTTTCGAGACCATCGCCTGCATCGCCTCTGCCGACTTCACAAATCGTTCCGCATCACTACGGAACCACTCTGGGGCATCATCAGCCGGGCGCAGGATCACGGCAATAACCTCACTCAGCTCCACACCAGCCGGCAAGTCCAGATCCGCCTCAGACAGTGGCAAATCCAGGAGCGGAGCCATGACGGCCTCTGCCGCCTCCTGAATCGCCCGTCGCCGCTCTTGCGCCTCCTCCTCATCCCACACCTGCAGTTCGGCGGCGGAGAAACCAGCGAGCTCCATCGCCCAAGCGATGAAATGATCGATCGCCTCCAATTGCGACTTCGGCCGCCCCTCGCGGTTCCGCCTGCACCATTGGATGATGCTCTTCGCCGCCCACTCAATAGCATCCTTGCGGGAGCGGTACTTCCACCGGAACACAAGAGGCTCAGACGCTCCAACCCCACCCTTCTCACTCAGCGACACCGACCAACCACTCGCCCACTCGGCCACATTCACCTGAAGCAAGTTGATAGACGCTTGCCTTTGGCCGCGGCCGAAGGACTCGACCAGCAATTCAGCCTGCGCATCATCGAAAATGCCGTTCTCATCCGGCAACGGCCAAAACTCCTGCGGGACCTCGGGCACGGGCGGCGTTTCCGGCCGCACCGCCTCACTGATACTCCGCACCTGGCCATCCCGCCCGACGCGGTCCGTCGCCTGGGGAACTTCCCCAGCCGCTTCCAACTCGCGCCGTACCGCGCCGACGGTCTTATGGTCGCAGCCGACGTGATCAGCAATCGCGCGATCGCTGAGCTCATGCCCCCTGGCGTGGCTCAGCGCGGCCTTCACAGCGCGCCGCTTGTCCGCATTCGTCCTGGGCAAGCCGTGCGCAGCGTTCACGCTATAGCTCTGCCACTGAGCATCAGCCAACGTCCCAGCCGTAACGTCGCACTCGAACTCCGTCAGGCCGGCTTCCTCGGCCGCTTCCACACGATGAAATCCGTCAACCAGCCAATACTCAGAGCCGTCAAACGTCACCTTGATCGGCGGGAATACGCGGCCCTCTTTCATCAAATCCGCGTACTCGTCTACTACGCCGTAGTCTACGCCGTGCGCCCGCGGTTGCGTCCCTCCATCCCGCCGAATTTTTGCCAGCTCCAACAGTGCCATGTATCCGTTTATTCCTTTCTGATCCCGCGCCTACGCAGCCTCTCCATAGGTCTTTTCCAACGCGAGGGCAACCGCCGATTGAACACTCACCTCTCTCTCAGCGGCTGCTACCTTTACCCGCTTCCACAGATGTTTCGGCACGCGAATCGTGGTCTGGACTACCTCGCCAGAGCCGCGCTGTGATTTGGGATACGCTTTAGAAGTTGCAGTCACGCTCAGAGTATGGACGAAAAATCGCTCAGTGGTCAAGTGGAAAATTCCACTTGGCGACCCAGGCACAGGTAACCCTATGACAGAAAAGGAAAAAAAGTCGGTTCGCATCGACTATGCCACTTGGAAGGACATCAGCCATCAGTCGACCGAAACCGGGCGCGATATTTACGAGCTGATTGCCGACGCCTGGGCAGTGTTCCGCGAAAAGGCAGTCGCTCCAGTTAGCACCAAGCCCGTCGGCGCAGAGTATCCCTATCCCGGCCGCGAGGAATGGCACGCCATGCTGGACCGGATTTTGACAAGAGGCACAGACCGGCAGAAACTCGGCATCCAGAGCAACCTAGAGGCCTTCGACGCCAATCTGCCGCATGCCCGCCCCAAGGTCGCCAACAGTCGCAGTTAAAGGTGGCGTCCATGAGCGGTAAGAGATTGGACGCTGGCGCTAGCCCAGAGAGACACGTACTAACTGGCGCACCTTGCCGCCTCGTGGATATCCGCGGACTGCCCCTGTGCCTGACATCTCATTCCGCACCATGCGGCATGGATTACCCATGCGACCGTTGCCTCGAGTGGTTTCTTTTGACAAAATAAACGCCGAAAGCGAGATGGAATGGCAAAGGTATTCTGGGCATTAGCCGCGATCGGAGCGACCGTCGGAGCGGCGGAATTTGTGGCCATCGTCACAGCGCGTGAAATATCGGCGCCCCAGCAGGCCGCCGGCGCCGCGATGGCCTGTGCATGGGCAATCATCCCATACGTTATCGCTCGCGCGATCAGTGAAATCGGAAAGCAACCTAGCTCTCAGGCCGCCGCACAGAGCCACCCTCCCTCTGAGCCACGGTAAGGAGAATGCAAAAATGGGTGAAGAAACCCCATCTGTAACACCGCGACAAAAGAGACAAGCCATCAGCCGCAAGGAAATACTCAGCGGCGCCGCCGCTGAGTTACTGATGCTCATTGAAACGGTCACAGCGGACGGCATCATAACCGACGACGAAGCCAAGATGCTGAATCAGTGGCTCGATGATCGCGAGGTGGCGGGGCTTCCGTCCATTGAGTACCTACGGACAATTCTCCATCAGGTACTGGATGACGGCCAAATCACTCATCAGGAGCGCACTGAGATCTACAAGGCTCTCGAAAAAGTCCTACCTCCTGATCTACGGAAAGCCGCCAAAGAACGGCGGCAAGCAACCGAAGCGATCGCGCGCGCCAAAGACCGAGACGACGCCGAACAGCGCAAGGCCGCCGAGAAAGAGGCGATCGCCAAAGACAAGCCCGTAAAGACCCTGCGGTTCCAGACGGCCGGCGTGTCGCATGAAGGGCGCGGCGACGTGGTCTCCGCGTATGCCAAGACCGGGGACACGGTCTACCTGGTGCGAGAACGCTACAATTCCCATGATTCCAATGCCATTCGCATATTGCTACGCCAGGGCTATCAGATCGGCTACGTCCCACGGGAAGACGCGGCCGAGATCGCTCCATATCTGGACCGCGGCTTCTTCCAAAAGGCGGTGATTCAATGGATCTCAAACGGCCGGCGCTATCAGATTCCGGGCATCAGCGCATCAATCTACCGTAGCGACACAACAATTCGCGACGCGGTGGGCCCCCACCAACTCCCTGCTCTACAGTCTGCGCCGGAATCACAACAATCGGATTCCTACCGTGCCCCTACAAGCCAGCGCGCCGGCGCCGGAATTCGCTCATATGCGACCGAAAGCACCAGCTCTGGCTGTGGCTGCCTAGTGATGGGATTTCTCTGCACAGTCGGCTCGATCACTGCCTTGCTTCTCATCTTCGGCTGATTACGGGATCATCGCTATCCCATTAGCCCGCGCTGTGCCGCATGTGATCCGCCAGTAGACCGCCCCCGAGCTGAGGCCCGAGGCAGAGAAGCTATGTGCCCTACCGGCCGCTGTGGAGTTAGCGTCCCCCGCATCGTCCGAGCTGCTTGGCGCCGTGCTCGCCACCCCCACCTTGCACGGCGCGCCAGATGGAGCCACCCACGTGAGCGCCAGCGCACCAGCACCAGGTGCGACGCGGACGGCCGTGATCCTATCGCGCGGCACAAAGGCATACTCAGGAGCCGTCATGCGGCTCTGTTGCCCAGCGAGGTTACCCATCACCCGTTCCCAGGCCCGGCGGCCGCTGCCGGACGGCAGCACGTACTCTTCATACATCGCCACTGCGCTCGCCCACAGATTCGGGTATGAGTGCCCGACCGCGTTCCCATTCCAGGCTTGGCGCGTCCAGTCGAATGCCGCGCCAGCCGAATGCGCGACCGCCGCCGTGCCGAACATGCCTCGGCCGCCGGCGCATACGGTGAGCGTGCTCTGATTCGTGGGTGCATTCTCAGTCCACCCACAGATCTGGACCCACTCATTTTCAATCCGGACCAAGCTCGGCACGAAGAACTCCGCCAACGGCGTCGGAGCCGACGTGTGCGCATCATTCACGTACAGCGTGGTTGCCGAATTCGTGACTCCAGCAGCCAACGTGCTGGACTTAGGAAAGAGGGCCATATACTCCGCCCACGTCGCCGGCAGTGCGTTGCTCTGCCCAATCGTTGGGCTGGTGTAGTAATCCGCATAGTGCGGATTGGCCCCTGGATCAGTGGCCCACCCAATCACATACTTGGCGGTCTCGGCATTGCTGAACCTGAACAACGGTTGCCCCGTGGTCGAATGGCGGAATGCGCCGGTGTCCTCAATGAACTTCTTTGTCCATAGGAAGTAATCCAGCATGAAGGAGCCGTAGGCGCGCTGCTCCGCCCAAAGCTGATGCCCGATGTTGTTCGGCTGACCCTTCATCTGCAAGTGCCGGCCGGAACACCATGGGGAGACGACAGATGTCTTGCGATACGCAACTACTACGGTGCTTCCCACGGCGACTGGACTTGCCGCATCGTCTTGAAACACCGCGAATCCACCCGGCGTGTAGTACCAGTCCCGCCCGGAATCTACACCTCGCACCCCCACTGTCTTCGCGACACTGTCGACCGTGACACTGGTCACCGAATAGGCTGGATCTGGCAGACCAAGCGTCTTTGTGACGCCGTTTAGCTTGTACGTCAGATACCCGTTCCAGTCAGTGCTGCTTGAGCTGGTGTGCGTGACAGAGGCCGAGCCGAGATCCGCCCCGCGGCAGAAATTCTGTCCTGTGGTGATGCCCGCGTTGCCTCCGGACACGCCCAACACCCCCTCCCACATCTCGTCATTCTTTTGCAGAATCCGAGTGAAATACGCCTTCTCCGGCCGCGCCGATGGCGCCAGCAGCGCAGCCATCCCGACTTCGCGGAGTGACCAGGCCGACGCCCTCACATTCCCCCAGAGGTAGAACAGACTCCAATCGCTGCATCGCGAGTAATAGTAGTAGCAGCCGTATGACTCCTTAGCGGCCATGTAAGCAGCCAACCCGAACTGCCCGAGCAAATACGAGTAGCGGCCGGACAACATATACGGCACCGCGAAGGGCGATGGCATATGCGCGGCATCAATTGTCCAGCCCTTCGTGTAGGTCGTATCAGGCGCACGATTCCCTGAGCACGGCCCACTCGTACACACCGGGACCATCTTGTCAGTGCCATCCCACGGCTCCCGCTCTCCGGAGAGCCATTCCGGCCTGGCGTAAGTTGATGGCACCCGCCCGAATGCAGGAGCCGTGTGTCCCTCATCAAACCAATACCTCTGACCGTCCGTTGGCGAGTCCCGCAATGCGCTATTGTCGTACTCCAGGTAGAGCATCGGGATCGTCAGGCCGGCGTCCGCGTTGCCCAGCACACCCTTGTCGTACAGCTCTTTTCTCTGCGCGACCGTGTAGGTCGCCGTGTCCCCCATCGCATAGCCATAGGTAACATACCACCGCGGGATCAGGCCGATGTCGCCGCGGCCGCCGGTCCCTGGGATGTATTGCTGCCAATTGCCACAGGAGCCATTCCCAGGATTACAGTCCTGCGGGTCGCCACCGCCGACACTACTGTTGTAGCCAGCGATATCGGTGCTCCCCTGTCGCTGCTGGCGCCAGTCAAACGGCGGTAGAACACGAGAGTAGATCATGTACCGCAGATTCCAATCCACCTGCACCGCCGCCGGCGCCGCGCCATCCCAGAAATAGCGCGAAAACCCCGTATTCCGGGGCATATCCCACCCGGCCTTTGAATACACCGTAGCGCCACCGCTGCGAGTGACGCTCAGATCAAACACCTGCCGCTGCAACCTGGTCGTAGCCGCATTCAGCGCGATCGCCTCCACCTCCACACCTGACCAGCCGCTGTAGAACGTCGCCACAAAGAGCGGGTGGACGCTCTTGTAGATGCTGGCCGACGGCGCTTGCCAGGCGCCCGCCACATACTCCCAACCAAAATCGAACGCTGGATCCGGCCGCGTGAAATCCTCCACGATCACCTGCGTCGCGTACGGTCCCCGAAGACGATAAGACAGCGCTCCCGTTGTGAGGATAGTTCGAGCTGACGCAGAATACGTGACCCCGTTGGCCGTGCCCGAAATCGCCGCATCCCACGTGCCACCAGCAAATGCGAGCATGCCCGCCTGATCGAGCGCGGCGGCCTGACACGTCGCGCGATTGCCGAGGTGGCATGGATTGACGTCGGACACGAAATCAACGATGACATTCCCATTGGCTGGGATTGAAACCGGCAGGCTGATAAATGCCGCCATGACACTCCCATCCGGCCAGATGGACTCCACATCGACCTGCCAAGACGCCGGCACACTACCTCCGACTCGCGGCTTGGGATACACCCCAGCAAACTCCCCCTGCGCAAAATACCGGTGAATCGTCCGAGGCTGGTTGACCTGGTCAGCACCCGACGCATCATAGATGCGGACGCCGTTGTGCAGACTGGTCTCCATGCCAGTGAGCAGCAACACAAGGACAGGCAGTAGGTACCGCATCAGTTCCTCTTCCTGGCATTGGCCGTTGAGACGGTACGGTTATAGGCCGCAAAGTCGACCAGCAGATTCTTACTCGTGGTGTCGAGCGTTATGGCCGCGAACCCTAGGCTGTATTTGTTGCTGCTGCCATCCGGGACCGTGGCGGCCGTGTCGCACCCCGACAGGCAAAACGAATGCTCGGTTCCTCCGTCCCATCGCAGGTACACCTTGGTTCCGTCTGTGCGCCAACAGGCACTATGGAATCCGGTGTCGCCAGTCACGCCGGTGTCGTAGGTCCCCGCTGTGCCACCGTATGCCCCCACTCTCATCTGCCACGTGGACTCTGTCGACGTTGCGTTGTAGTAGAACCATGCTTTGTTTTCAGAATCCGAGACGTTGTACCCCTCGCCGGTCAGCGTAACTCCGATGCGCGCCTTGAATTGCGTGGTGGCCGAGAGCGCCACCGCCACGCATGCCTCCTGTCCGGTCGCGCGCAGATTGAATCGACCATGGTCATAGTTGTAACTATCGGTGTGGAGAATCAACCCGGTGTTGGCCACAGTCCCCGTGGCAATCTGCGCCACGCCGGGATTGTCCACCGTCCCGTTGCCTTGCGTGATGGCCTGCCCGGATGGGCTTCCGATATTGCGATAACTCCAAGTCTGGTCGGAGTACATGGAGCCGCCGGAGGGGACGAGCGCGAAAAAGTCGTCTCTCCACCAGACGGATCGCATATCCACGGGGTCAAAGCTCGTGCCTCCACCCCCGGCCGCGATCTCCGTTTCGACGCCAGAGGAGTTCAGTCGGTACCACTTTCCGTCGGCCTTCGGGTAGAGCTTTTCAAAGCCAGCCGCCGCGGCCGCCGGCGTGGCCGACTGTATGGCGAACTCAATGGCGCCCTGCGCTCGATCAGCAATCGCGTGGCGGTTCACTACCGCCAGCAACACCAGCAGCACAATCGCGAGATGGATGGATCGTTGTTTCATCAGAAGCTCCTCAAGATCTGCACCGTAAACGCCGCGCCCGAAATCGTGCCGGTGCTCCCGCCCAATCGGCATAGCCGCAAGGTCACCTGCCCGGCCGCGCTCACATACTCCGCCCCAACCACGATTCCCGCCGGCAGAGTGTTGGGCAAACTGAACTTCACCACATCGCCCACGGCGGCCCCCGCCAAGGCAAGGCTCTGCTCCTCGCACGATCCCGTGCCACCGAAGGTGGAAAAGCTCAGACTACCCGAGGCACTGAAATACGTCGGCACCGTGGCGGGATTCACACGGAATGGATTCTCGGGTGATCCGTCGCCAAGCAATCCCATCCCAGAGACCGCGCCACCACCGCCGCCACTCGCGCACACTGCCCACTCCGCATCTGTGCCGGCACTGTTCAGCGCCAGGCACTTCGCTCCATTTCCCGCATACGCCGGCAACAGAGCCTGTCGAGCCGCTGCTGCAGTGGAGCCACCTGTACCGCCCTGGGCCACTTGCGCAATGCCGCTGATTTGCGAGAACGCATAGTCGTTCGCCGCCGCCACCACCGCGCCCGTACGCCCAAACACACTGGCCACTGCACCGCCGCCGCTCGATCCGGAGCCACCAGAGGTGACGGAGCAACTACCCGTGAACGCCGGCGCAAAATTCCAGGTCATCGCGTTACTCGTCTTTACGGTTGTTTCTGGTCGAACAACGGCCCCTGTGGAATCCACACATTCAGATGAGTAGTAGAGGCTTCCCCAGTTGTGCGTGATCGTAACGCTCGCCTGAGATACCACCGTTGCTCCAACGCTCGACCCTGGCGCTCCCGCTGGGCCCTGAATCCCCTGGATGCCCTGCGACCCCGTATCACCCTTATCCCCTTTTGCGCCTTGCGGGATGGCAAAATTCAACACCGCCGCGGCGGCCGTCCCCACATTCGTCACAGCGGCGGCCGATCCCGCCGCCCCGGTCGACACCGTACCCACCGCGACCGAAGCCGCAGCGCCCGGCGAACCAGTCGGGCCGGCCGGCCCTGCCCCGCCACTCGCATTCACCTGACACGTCACTCCGGATGTACTGGCGTAATTGAGCGTCAGGCTCGCGATGGGATTGGACCCAGCAACCGAATACGACGTCCATGCAACCGGCGCGGTCGCCGTGCGGCACGCGAACAGCGCTGGACTGATCGCCGCCAAGTTCAGCGACGTGATATCTAGCGTCATCGACGTGGATGCTCCCGCCGTCGTCTGAAACACATTGGCTACGCCGCCGCCGCCTGACGAACACCCGAAACATACCTGTGCCGGCGCCAGACGAGGCGCCAACAGAATCATGATCAGCACAACGAATCGGTACATGCCTTCACCTCAATTTCCGCGCACTTCCCGCGGCGACCACTTACCAAGAGCCACCTTCATCTCGCCCACTTCCCTACTCACATCGGTCAGAGCATCCACCGCCCGCTCCTCACCGCGGAGCACTTGCTCCACCAATCCGCCAAACCTCTCCTCGCTTGCCGCTCGCTCCTCTTTCATCTGGAGGAGGAGGGCGCTCAACTGTGCCTCCGATGCCTTTCGATCAGCCACCGCCTGTTTCAAAAGCTGCATCACCAACATGTAAAAGGCGGCCGCTGCCAGGCCGGCGATGCCGTAGTTCTCCCAGGCGGGAGATGTTGGAGCCGCCTGGACAAAGGCCGCGAAAACGGGCGAGGAGAGAGCGAGACTCAGGATTGTTACTTGCATCCGCGGCCTATCTTTCATGGGATTTTGAAGTCCGCGAGCCGGAGCTCGCGGACATGGGTTGACACAACAGCCAGGCGCTACTTGGGCGGATTCTTCACCGTGCCGATGATGCCCTTCACCTGCCCGGCGACCTGATCCATCAGCTTGCTGTCAGTGGCACTCAACATGCCGGAGATGATGGCGACGGTTTTCACCGTGTCGCAGATGGCCGCGTGCTCTGGCGCGATCGCCTTCGTCACCTCGCCACCGACACAGATCACGGCGGCCGCCGTGGTCCGCCAGTTGTCCACGAACACTCGCTTGAGCCATTTCATAGATCGCGCTCCTTATCTGCGACTGCCCTACTCCTGCACCGGCGCCCAATAGGCGAAGCCCCCGCCGAATCCGGGTCGGAACCGCTTGATAAACACGCCGCGGGCCTCCTTCACCTTGGCGCCGTTGGGATAGAGCTGACTCCCCGGCAGTGTCGCGAACTCGCCGGGATCGTCCTCCTCGCCCACCGGACTGATGGCCGGCTCATACGGCGCTGGCGCCGGAACCACGGGAGGCGGCGGAGGCGGCGGCGCTTGCGTGAGCGGATACGGGTAGCCGAACGACATCGCCCAGTACAACGCCAGGCCTTCGGCCGATCCGATGATCTGGGGCATCTTCTGCGTCTCGCCGATCTGCGTCAGCTCGCGGATGAAGTGGGCCAGGCTGTTGGTGAGGTCCCCGTAGTCGGTCAAGCGTTTGGGTATGCTGGCCAGGGCGACGGTGTTGGTGTAGGTCTCGCCGCCGACCTCCAGGGAGAACATCACGTTCCAGTGGAGTTGAAGATCCTCAGGGATTGGCCCCTCAATCGCGGATAGCGGCACCCGGTTGTTGTCACCGATGCCCATGCCCGGCGGGGCCAGCAGGACGAACGGCTCATCCGAAAAGGTACCGATGCCGACCAACGTCAGAAATCGTTTCACCGCCCGGGCAATCCCCAGCGTACAGTTCTCGCTGGCCGTCTGCGCCGTGCCGAGCAGCATGACCTCGGACAATTTCCATTTGCTCATTTTTCTTCCTTCCAAGGGGTTTGTATCCAGACCTTCCGGCCCGGATCGTATTGGTACATCCAACGAACGCGCGGGCCTGGCCGCACGTCCACGTGCATCCAAGTGGGAGCCAGACCAAGCCCATTGATACTGGGAACCTGGCAGGCCATTTCGTAGAGATCGCGGCCGGAGATATTCCGGCTGCTGATGTCGGCGGCCGTACCGAGCAAGTGCTGGCTGGCACGCGCCCCACCGACCGCCGCGTTATGCCTCGGACAGCGATATCCGCCGCCAGCGTTGATCGTGATGGGAGCGCGCAGCTTAGCGCGAAGTTCCTCCAACGCGATCACCAGCCGTGGGCTCACCACCGCCTGCTGGCAGCACGGACACCGGAATTCTTCTCGAAGGAAGTTGGGAGAGAGTTGCATCATCTCATGCGCCTCCACGCGTTCACCAGCACCGCCAGCAGCACCATAGCGGCGGCCGCAAGAGTGATGATTGAGAGGGTCATTGCTGCGGGGCGGGCGGGTTGTAGGGCTGGACCGTCCAGGACTTCGAAGACGGCCCCGTTACGCCCCGAATCGTTGTGGACTGCACCACGCTGATGCTCAGGCCGATCTGATTCCGGCCAATGGAAAACTGCATCACTCCGCCAGCGGCGAGGGTGTCGGCGAGGTCCGCCGCGATGTCGTTGATTTGTTCTTCTGACATATTTCTCCTAAATCCATCCTGTTACTACTCCGTCTGACACGGTAATATCGTGGCCAGCCGGAACAGTCCCACTGAATCGTGGGGGCATAAATGTTAACCCGGTGATTATTCCGTTGGTTACAGTAATTCCCGGACCAGTTCCCGATACTCCATCAGATCCACCAACCTGGATGGCCGTAAAAAACCCCTTCCCGAGGCTTCCAACTCCATATCCGCCAAATGTGAAAAACGAAGGCCCGACTACAGGGCCGTCAAAACTTGCACCAAGTTGGCTGATGCTGGCGGCATGCCCAAAGCCGGTCGAAATATCCAGCGCCGAAGTGAGACTCAAAAACCCACCGCCCGTGATCTGGCTCACGCTCAAATTTCTGATGAAGGCGTCCAGTGCTGTCAGGCTATTGATGTGGGCCGCCACAATTACGCCCACATCAATCTGCGCTGTGCGGCCGATTAAATTGTTTGCCGAGGTTCGCGCCGTGATCTGCGCATCCGCGATCAGTTGCTCAGTGAGTGAGTAGTCTCCAACACCGACAACACCGGTGGTCACAACCCGCGCAAGGGCCGCCCCAACAGCATCGGCCGGCTCCAAAGAGATCATACTTACGTAGGCATAACCGCTATTTCCGAGCGTGTAGACCTTGATCCCCACCTTGACTGTGCCGGATGGAGCAGCCTGGGCGTTGACCGTAGTCTGCTGTACGCCAGGCGCAGCCGAGACCTGGGTGACCGGTTGGCCAGTCGCGATTTGCGCTCCGGCCGCATCGTAGAAGGCGCACTGCACCGCGAAGTTTCCGTTGGTCTCATTTTTGACCATTCCCCTCACGCGCCAATTGGATCCAGGGGCCGCAGTCTGGCGCTGATGCAATTGCGTGGCTCCGCTGCCGGTGGCCTGCATCCGCATTGCCGCCGTTCCGCCAAATCCATGCCCAGCTACCACAGCAAACCGAGAATCCAGAACAACAAGATTCCCCGATCCATCGACCGTCTTCCAGTCGCCTCCGCCGAAGGCGAACTGCGGGTCATTGATCCCATCGCGGGTGCTTACCAGATTCCCACTGGAGTCATAGCCCACACCCGCCGCTGGCTTGGGCATCCCTTCCCAGCCAACCGCATCAACGTCTCCAGTCCCACTGGCGGCCGTGGAGTAGCCCGGCACCAATTGTGCTCGCGTAGCGCCAGGCGGAGCCTGCACCAACATCTGGTAGCCGCTGTATGCGGTCGTAGTAATGTTGGGACCATTAGTGCTGGTGTTGGGACTCGGCAGGTATGCTCCCGCTGAGTCGGCCCACGCGATCCACGACTGCATCGACCCGGACGTCTGATTGCGCGCCTGCCAGACGGCCTTGTACCATTCGCCCGGCTGCACGGTGACCCACTGGTCAACGCGCGCAAATCCTCCTGCTGGCGACAAGCGCACTGCCCGAGATCCGTTGACTCCAACACCATCCACAAACGCCGCCGACAGCAAACCCCACACCGACTCAGCGCCCTTCTCCATGTCGCCGCCCATCAGGCTCTGGCGAGCTGCATTCCCAACCTTGCCGCTATCGAGGTAGAGCCCAGGCCCGATGCTTGCAGTATCGGCCGCGCCGAGATTTAGCCCAGTCGTTGGCGCGATTGCAGCAATGTTCGAGTAGCGCGGTGTTCCAGGGCTATCGTCTTCGTTATATGGCACAACCCGAATGCGGCCATAGTAAGTCCCAGGCGCTTTGTCATAGTACGGCGACGCCTTAACCAGTGCACTCGTAGGGCCACTGTCCCACTCATGCCACGGCGTCATCTGATGTACGCCGCCCTCCGATGCCGCAGCATCATCGAAAACGGCATGCTCCCACCCATACCTCTTGGTGGTGCCGAGGGAGACGTTGGCAGCCAATTCGCCGCGGAAGCGGTATTGCGGCGCGCCGTTGAGAGTCGCGACTTCAATGGTCAACGTGAGGCCGGTTGGCGACGGCGGATTCGGATTTGGCGCAACTTCGACCAATCCCTCTCGATACCCAAGCGCACCATTCGTCGCACTATACGCCCACGGCGAAAACACCGTCCCTGCCGCATTCCTCCCACGAATGCGAAACTCTGCGAAGTATGATTTTTCCTGCCGAGGCCAATCTCCACCGAACCGGCGAGAAGCAATTCCCAGCACAGCGATGTTCTTTGGCGCATCACCCAGGGCAGCCCATTCCGATGCGACAATCGTCCCTGGAGAGTCCTCCCAGAATTTGCGCTCCAGTTGGTAGCTATCCGTCGCGGAAAGATCTGCCGCCTCCTTCCAGTAGCAGATAAAGCCGTACATCCGCCCATCTCGGGAACCACTGAAAATCTCCAGGGATGGCGCAAAGTCAATGATCGGCGTGCCAGGTACGGAGTAGATGCCCTTCGCCAGAACAAGCGCGCCAGGCGCCGTCATTACTACCCAGCCTGTCCACTCACCCTCATTGTTGCCGGCACGGATTCGGAATTTGATGTACTGATCGATTTCGATTTTCGGGTATGGCCCACCCGTATATGAGGCAGTTGCCCCTCCAGCGATAGGAGTTCTATTGATCCATTCCGTGGGCGCGAATCCAGCCGTCGCACCGAACGCAGATTCGATCTCGTATCGATCTGTTCCACCCAAGGAAATTGCTGGAGTCCAAGAGTACGTGGGCGCGTATTTTTCCAGCGAAACAGCGTTGTTGACCGTGATGTTCAACGTTGCGCCGCCAGGGGCCTTGGGAGCCACACTGGCCTCAATCCCATCAAGATCATGCTGCGTGAACGAAATCGCCCGCGTTGCGGAGGACGCTTGATATGGGAATGGCTTGTAGCCAACCCTACCCTTATCGTCATATCCACAGGCGTGCAAGTAGATCGTCCGATTCCCGTCCTCATCTGGCTCCACTGCGATAATCTGCGACTTGCGAATCGAGACCTCGAACTGCTGCAGATTGTCGGGCGGATCGAGTTCCGCATTCGCGGTGTACGGCTGGTCAACGGAGTCGGTCACCGCGTCGCCATACTCGATCGAGATATACGCCCCGAGAGTAGGAGAGAAGCGAGTGATCGTCGGGTAGTTGGGCGCATAGCGGTGCACAATCGTGAGCAGCTCGCCCGTCCAAATAAGCGCCGGCGCCGCGGTGTCAAGCTGGACGTCCCCTGGCGCATCGGACAATGCAATACCTGGAGTCAAGAGGTGTCGTGCCGACTTGGCAAAAACAGAGAATTTATCGTCGCCGTTCTTGTTCGCCCCCCAAATCTCGATCCAACTGTCAGCCTCAGGGCCGCCGAAGATGAACTCGCCATCCCTGACGTCCAGTCTGTAATCCGGATCGTTCAGCGGAACCACATCCACTGGATCGATCGCGTCTTCAGCGCCAAACCATGCGGCGCTGATCTGGTGCGCCGTCGTACTGCCAAGGTCTCCTGGTTGCTCCCACGCGGCGATGATGGTGACGACACCGTAGCCATCCTGCGCCACGCTTGCTGAGATGCTCACCATCGGCGGCGGAGCCGCGATGGCGGAATAGCGCCGGAGCGTAAGCCCATCCACCTTCAGCACGCCTGTCGAATGGCCGCCCGCATAAGCGAACACCCGCGCTGTCACTGCTCCAGCCGGGACTGTGCCGACCACGCTAAAGCTCACCCAATCCGCATCGTCGCCAGACAGGATGGATTTAGTCAGCAGTCCCGACAACTCCCCTTCGGCCGAATCGTAGAACCGCGCTTCGATAACCAGGCCATCGGTCACCAAGCCGATGCGCTGGCTCCAGCCCTCGAAGACTATCGACAGCCCCTCACTCACTGGGAACGCGGCCGAGTACACACCGCCCGTATCAGCACCAGAGGTCACCTCAAGGTGAGCGGTGCCGTGCACAGAGCCGCCGGTTACGCGCGACACCCGAGCAGAGATCTCCGTGTTGCTATCCCAGCCCCCCACCTCGAACGAACCATCGGGGATCATGTTGTCCCCTTCGGTTGCCGTTTGGGGCGGTGCCGCGGAATCGTCCACCGGCGCTCCGACCGGGATGGTGTTGCCGCCTGATGCCAGGTCGCGCAGAATCCCGCTTAAATCCTGCAGCATGGGACCGCGAACTGCTTCGGCATCGAGCCAGAGCAGATCAGGATCCTTGCTATTCGGATCATCCTGCAGCTTGATCGAGCGTACGATGTACTGGCTACCGAGTACCCACAACTTGTCACCGGGTTTCAGCACATCGCATGCCGGCTCCAATTCAGAGTTCGTCCGGAAATTCACCGTGACGGGCAACTCGTCGACGGCCGCCAGAATCGAGGCCGCCAACTCATCCGCCTGCTGCTGGGACTTCTGATCCTCCACCGAGACGACTTTGACGTGGAAACCAGATCCGCCCTCGATCGCGGCGCGCGCCGCCACTTCCGCATCATTGGTCGCGTCTACCGTGAGTTGGCCGATGCCGATATACGTCACTACCAGCACGTCGGTTGCCGCCAACGGCGTACCAGTGTTCACCTGAGAGATGAATTGCGACCCAGGCGACCAGAACCAGGGCTTCTCCGCATCTGCCTCTACGCCTGCCTGGCCGAGATCCACCTTCGTTCCGTTCAGCGTGACAATCGGAGCTGAGGCGATCGGATACGGCACCGCATAGTCGCGGCGGGCGCCATCCGGCGGATAACTGGCATGCTCGCTATCGAATCGCTCGACAGCCTCTGGCATGAGGTACTGCCGGAGATTGAGCTTCACCTTGTTGGCGTAGTCCTCCAACGTCTTTGAGATCTTGAGCTCCGTGACATTGTCGCGAGTGACCTCGAACGGCGCGGCGTAGCCGGTGGCATCGGCGTCGAAGAACCGCAGGTTCTTGTGTTCATCGATGTACCATTGCGCCTCAGCGCGCTGTGCCAGGTCGTTTAAGACCTCCGAGACCTTCGGGAAACCAACTATCTTGTACTCGCCCTTGATCACCGTGGCGCATGCCACAAAGGTACTCGTGATGCCTTCGGCATCGAGATCGTAAGCCACGATATCGGCGACAATCTGCTCAGCAGTGGCATCCTTCCACGTGCGCTCTCCAGCGCGGCGCCAATCAGCGAAGGCGTTGAAATCGACCAGCGTCAAGCCGTTGCGCACCATCGGCGTACCGGCCTCGATCACCGGGTCCTGAGACCACACGAAGCCGCCGTACAGCTTCACGCCCTTGCGAGAGATCGCGACCTCGCGTCCAGGCTCGACGCCGTACGTGCCGTCTGGACTATTCACCGTCATAACGCCAGCGCGGCGGCCGCCCAGAGACTGCGATACGGACAGCGAGCCCTTGGCGATATTCCGATGGGCGTACTGCGCCTCATCGGTGACGTTGTCCGCGCCGATGGTGATGAGCCAAGTTGAGGGCATTGCTACAGACGGGCCTTGATCTGGCGGGCGGCCTCCGCCCAGAACGCATCCATGTCGCGGAATCCGATCCAGCCAGGATTGTAGTTATTGATCGTGATTCCACCGCCGCCACCGGCCCCAGGCCCGGCCGCCGCCCAGGCGTACCCCTCTTGCGGCCAAACCCCCAGGCCGAGTTGCCGGAATTCCATCAAGCGGTCATGAAGAGCTACAGTGCGAACATCCAACAGCTTCATGAACGCTTCCAACTGGAGCGTGATCTGGAGAGTATGCCTCACAAGGACATCCAAGGATTTATTGGTCGCCATCCCCTGAAATCCGGATATGATCCCGGTCACGGCGCTGATTGCACCGGTCGCGATTCCCATAATGCCGCCCAAGCCTGCACTAACCGCGCTGCTCGCAGCGCCAGTCGGAGCGCCAGGGAACTGGCTCCAATTGACTCCCGAGAAGATTCCACCCATCCCGGCCAGCGGGTTATTCCCGCTACTGTTGCGAAAGATGCCAGTGAGGCCAACTGCGCCGCTCAGCAGCCCCCCGCTTGATCCACCGCCGAATATGGATGAGAGTGCGCCACCAAGTCCCTGCAATTGCCCGAAGCAACCCGTGATTGACTTACTCAATTCCGCAAACGCGCCTCGAATCAGATTGCGGAGTACTGCCTGCGCGATGTCCTGCGCCACCTGCTTGCCGACATCGCCAAATCCCTTCCAGTGAACGATCGCACTCGCAATGCCGCGATCCAGATCATTCATGATCGTGGAGACTTCCTGCAGCATCTTGCGCTGGCTCACCACCGGCCTAAAGAGTTGCTTCCATTCCTCTTTCGCACCGACTGTCTCAATCGTCCGAATCGACTTCTCCAGTTCATTGAGCTGCGCCTGGTCTTCCTTGGTCCAAGGGGTATCCAACTTAAGCTGCGAAAAATCGACAGCCACCGGCTCTGGCTTGTTCAGGATGGCATCGCGAACCGCTGTCATTTTGCCCGCAATTACGTCAGCGGCCAAACCAGCTCCATACAACTGCTTGGCGTAATCAGCCACGAGATTACTCGCATCAGCGGATTTCTGAGCCACGTCATAGATCGCCTGCGCCGTCGCCTGCATGCCCTGATTGGCATCAGCTTGCGCCAACTGTGCCATCTTGCTCGACAGCTCATCCATGAGGCTAATAGGGCCTTGCATGGGGCCCGACATCTGCTCCAGAACGTCCTTGGTCTTCCGGAGTGAGGGATGCAACTGCTCATTGATCTGGCGTACTCGATCCTGCGCATTCGCCAAGTCCTGATGAGACTTGGTCCCATGCTGGACTTCCTGAGCAATCTCAGAGAGCAACTCCTTCGCCTTCTTCAATTCCTCACTCAACTGCGCAGTCGTCTTGATGCCGAGCTTATTCATCTCCACAGTGGAGTCGAAAAGCCCCTCCGCTTTCTTCTGATTCCCAAGCTCGGCCGCGATCGCCCTTAACTTCCTGAGGAATTCATCGTAAGTGAGCATCCCCGTCTTGTACTGCTGCTGCAGTTCCGCCACATTGACGCCGTGCTGCTGTAACTTGATGATCAGAAGATCTTGCGCATAGACATTGCTCTTCGTGGCGACATCCATCGCTGCTTGAGCGTCGCGGTATTGCTTGTAGACTCCGTGAAGGTAATTCAGCTCCCAAATTAATCCTGCAATTGCTGCGGCCCAAACTCCAAAGACACCTGCGGCCTCAATAGCGGAAAGCTTCAACAATCCGACAGACACCGCCAAACTGCCGCTCAGCTTCGCTCCCAAGTCCACCGCCATCGCACCGGTAGCTGCCAGCGCTTTGGTCACGACAGGCCATGCCGTCGCCACCGCGGCACCAGATTGCACCAGTTGCCCCATCACGAACACAACAGGTCCAGCCGTCGCGGTGATGCCGGCCAAACCCAATACCGCTGCTTGCGCCGATACAGGCAACTCTGCGAACTCGGCGGCCAACCACTTCACTCCTTCAATGCTTGGCTGAATAAAGTCAGTGATCAGCATCTTGGCGGCCGGAGCCATCGACTTCCCGATATCAGCAAGGGCAAATCCTACGGAGTCCCGTACGTTCGACCACATGCCGACCAATGTCATCGCCTGCGCCGCCATGCCGCCACCGAAGCGTTCCGTCATTGCCTCTGTCACGGCGTCGATAGCAACCTGCGCCGAAACACTACGGTTTTCAACCATCTTCATGGCCGCAGCCACGTCCACATTCAGCTTTTTCGCCAGCGCGTCCCAGGCCGGGATTCCGGCTTCCGCCAACTGGCGCATTTCTTCAGCCTGCGCCGTCCCTTTCAGCTTCATTTGCCCAATCGCCAACGTGATGCGATTGATGCCTTCCGCTCCAATTCCCAATGCTGATGCAGCATCGCCAACGGTGCGCAGCGTCGGCACCACATCCTTCGCCGAAATACCCAGGGCCAACATTCGCCGCGCCGAATCCGCTAGCTCGGGAAACTCGAAAGGAGAGCTTGCGGCAAAGGCTTTTAGTTCCTCCATCTTGGCCTTCGCCGCGGCGGAACTCTTAAGCATGCCAGTGAAAGCCACACCCGTCTGCTCGATTGCTCCGGCAGACTTCAGCGCCGCGGCTCCCAGCCCCACCAGCGGCACAGTAATACCCAACGACAGGGATTGCCCTACCGCCGCGGCACCTTCCCCCATCTGGCGGAAGCCAACCGTTTGCCGATTCACCTGCGCTGCCGTCTTGGCCAAGTCCGCATTCACTACACGGAATGCTTCCGACAGGGATCGGGCATCGCCGGTGAATTTCACCGCTAGTTCGGAATGTCGTCCCATATGAGATTGGGTCTACTGCGGAAGTTTAGGCAGGCGGCCGGCAAGTGCGATGTGAAAATCGCGTTCATCTTCGTGCCAGCAGATGACGCCTGATAACTCCCTAGGCGTCATCTGCCAAAACTGATCTACCGTCATGCGCAGGCGGTAAATCGCAAACGTCCTCATTCTGAGCCAGTAGTCTCCTCGAAAGGGTCGTCACTCGGCTCCGCGGCGTCCAACTCCGCCTTCTTCCTCCGCATCACCGGGAGAACGTCCCGCTCCAGGAGCGCATTGACCACATCGGTGACCTCATCCTGGTTGTCGATATTGATGCGCTGGCGAACGTATTCCAGTTCGATCTTCGGGTGCAACCACAGCATGGATGCCCAGAGGAGCAGCGTGAACTTAAACGTCGTGGCGACCGTCAGATCCCAGAACTTCGTTTCGGCCGCCATCATGCCGATGCCGCTGTTATACTCTGCCAGCGCCAGATCTGCATGCGCCAGGCGCAACGCATAGGCCCGCTCATCAAGGATGAAGGTGATAGTTGGGCTGGGGATCATTGCGGCCGTCATCGCCGGCGGAAGGTCTGCGACTTTCGCTTTACTCTGCGGCACGGAAGTCTCCGTCGAGCAAGAGCTTAAAGGCACATGTTCTCGGCTGATTCGCGGAGTAGGATGGCATGCCGAACGCCACAACAGTGGCGTCGAAGAAATCGGTTTGCCCATCCGAGTCCACCTTTTTGAACGTGCCCTTTGTGCCAGCCTTACAGGCAGCCCTGAGAGCCGCGTGAACGACATCAGCCGGCACATAATTCACCGTGCCCTCAAATGTACGATCGCTGGGCATACCCGGCAAGGAGCGCGACTCTGAATCGCTTATTGCGGTTGCCGGGATCGTGGTGCGCTCCCCGCCGCTTCCGGTTAACGTCGTAATGCCATCGATCAAGGCAAACACCGTTGGGGCGGTTCGCCAGTAAAGTTTCGTATTTTGCGAAGACGCCGGGTCAAAAGGCATCGATTATCTCCTTACGTGATTGGGACATACACCAGCTCGTAGACTGATTCCACAGCGAACAAGCTATATTCCGGATCAAACTCATCCTTCGCGTCCACCCGCGACGAGGACTTCACTAGATATCCGCCGGCTCCTCCCATCGGGCCGTAGTACGTGTGCAGACAACGCTTAACTGCCTCAGCGATCGCATGTGCGGTCGCGTGGTCCATGCTCAGCGCCGTGAGAGTCCATCGTGTTGCTTCACTTCGTCCCCACGTGATGCTGAGCTCCGGCGCCAAACCATCCAGCCGAAACACGAGAGTGTCCGGATACGGCTGGTTCGGTTCCTGCGGCGACGGCCCGACAACGGGACAGATGCGGTCCCCCACCAGATCCACCACAGCATCAGCAGCGGCTAGATGGGCATAGAGAGCAGATGCGAATGCCATGCCTAAGTTCCAGAGAGGATGCGCTGCTGAATCTGATGGATCTTGGCGGCAGCTTGATCGAGCGCCAACTGGCCGCCTTGCTCAATACCTCGCTGCCACATGTGGCGCCGTTCTTCGACGATATGGCCATACGGTGCCGTATTCACATACCTGGGCTTCAGGTTCGTCTGGGCAAAGGCTCCGGGCCCGTAACGCCGCCGGGCATCCGCGCTTTGCGTCCACGCCCGACCGATCGTTGCCGTGCGCAGGCGGCCGGTGCGCACCGGAGCGAGGCTCCTCACTGTCCGCGCCAGTTGCGCGGCGGCCGCGCCCAACGCCTTCGCCGTGTCCTCTTCGTACGGAGAATTAGCGATTGCCAACACTCTCCGGACCAGGCTCTCGCGGCCAATCAACTCTACCTTCACTGGAGCCCCTTACACACCAGCGTTAGCTCATCCGCGTCGGCCGGCGGCCGGTTATCACGCGTCTGAACGCCTATCACCTCGTAGGTGCGTCCTGCATGTCGGACTCGATCCCGAGGAGCCACGTCCAGCCCTCCGAGGCACTCGTAAACCACCGTCACCATGTCGTACTGCGCCATCAGCCGTTCAAACCGTTGCGTTTGCCGCGGCACTGCGCGCGCCCAGCGCTCGCCGATCGACACCCACAGATGCTCATCGCGCTTCAGTGCGCCCGTAGCGCCGCGGCTCTCCGGCAGACGCTCGATCACAATACGCTCTTTGCGATCTTGGGCAATCACTTGTATCTCCGGATCAGATCCTGCCACACCTGGCGGATTCGGCGAATGTACAGTTCGGCATTGCCCGCTTGGGCGGGCAACCCGTCAAAAAGCTCCTGCGTTTTCAGCAACAGACCGTTTCGCACGTCGCCGGGCAGTTCCGCCCAGGTCCATCCGGCGCTGAACTCCACGCGCACGCCGTTGATCGGGACCAGTGCCTCTGCCGGCCAGTTCGCGCCATCCGCCAGCACAATTCGCCCAGGCTGCCGCACGGCATCCACCAGGTACGACGCCGGCGCCATCGTCTCCCATTCATCGGGCGCGTTGCCAGTCGGCAAGTACTCGATCGCGGTTACGCCGGCGCACTTGCCACGCCCGAGATCGAGATGATAGCCACGCGGCCAAGTGTCGAGGTAGAGGTACCACGTCGATGCGAACATGGCGCGCTCTGTAATGCGCTCGAATTCCGCGATGGCGCCCTGCACATAGCCCTCAATGAGAGCCGCGTGCAGTCCATCTGCGCGGAGATGAGCATCCGCCAGCGCGAGGAGTTGCTCCGGCACCACGGCCGGTATCTTGAGCGCAAAACCCATTACCGCCGCCTCCGCTTCTGGGGAATTTCCCCAGCCTGCTCCAGAAGCGGTGAGTCTGCCGGCAACCCACTTACCAGTGCCTCAGTGAGAGGATATTGCTCCGCAGGCAACCGCTCCGCGAGGCCTGCCTCAATGCGTCCGAGGGCAATCTCCTCAGACAGTTCGATCAGCTCACCAGGCCGCACAGAGAAGTCTTCTCCCGCCCATGACACGAGATTTCGGACCGTCATCATCTGCGTCCCTTCAGCCACCCCGCC